AAGCCGGCACGCAAGAAAACGGCCGAGAAATGAGGTGATCCCATGGCCGCTTATGCAACTGTGGAGGACGTCCAGACACGAATGGTCCGGACCATGTCCGAAGATGAAGAAGCTGTTTGTGGCGTGCTCCTGGATGACTCTGCTGCCATGATCGACGCTGTGGCGCTCAACGCGACAGCAGAAGCCAAGAAGGTCGTCAGCTGCCGGATGGTAATCCGCGCCCTGGGCGATGGATCCGCCAGCGGCTACCCGATCGGCGCGAGCCAGGGCAGCATGAGCGGCCTGGGCTATTCCCAGAGCTGGACCGTCTCCGGCGGCAGCACCGGCGAGCTTTACATCGGCAAGGCCGACCGGCAGCTGCTGGGCCTGTCCAACAGCATCGGCAGCTACAGCCCCGTGCAGGAGCTGGCTCCCCAGGAGGCGACGTCATGACCGGCGTGCCCGTGGTCCTGCATGTCAGGACTCAGACCGGCGTGGACTCTTTCAACTGCCCGATATATGCGGACTCCACGGTGACCGTGGACAACGTGCTGATCGGGCAGCCTACCACCGAGGAGATCGACAGCACGCTGTCGCTTTACGGCAAGCGGATCGAGTACATGCTGGGGATCCCGAAGGGCGACGAGCACACCTGGGAGGACACGGTCGTGGAATTCTGGGGCCAGCGTTATCGCACCTTCGGCATGACGATCCAGGGCATCGAGGCCAACGTCCCGACGCCCTGGCACAAGAAGGTCCGGGTGGAACGCGATGGCTAAAACCAAATTTGAGCTGGATCTGGCGGGCCTTAATGAGCTGATGAAGGGCGCAGAGATGCGGGCGGTCCTTAATTCCGCAGCCAATCAGATCGCGTCCTCCGCCGGTGACGGCTACGAGGTAGAGTCCGCCCATCCGATCAGCTTTGTGGCCATCGCGGCCGTGCATGCTGCCACGCCGGCAGCCCGCCGGGAGAATTCGGAGGGCAACACGCTGCTGAAGGCAGCAGGAGGTGTCAAGCTATGATCGAGCCGACAATTATCGCATATCTGGCCGAGGAGCTTGGCCTGCCTGTCTCCGGCGCCGTGCCGTCCAATCCTCCGGACACGTTTGTGACCGTTGAGAAAACCGGAGGGCGCCGAGCCAACCGGATCGACGCGGCCACCCTGGCCGTCCAGTCCTGGGCGCCGACGATTGAACAGGCCGCCGCGCTCAATGACCGCGTAAAGGCGGCCATGGAGGCCATCGTCCAGCTCGACAGCATCAGCAGCTGCGATCTGGACACCGACTACAACTACACCGACACCACGCGCAAGCGCTGCCGCTATCAGGCCGTGTTTGACGTGGTCTACTACGACGATTAGGGAGGGCAAGAAAAATGCCGACTACTACCAAAGTAAGCGCGGGCAAGCCCAAGGTGGCCGGCGCGGTTTATCGCGCACCTCTTGGCACTGCGCTCCCCACTGACGCCTCCACCACGCTCGCGTCCGCCTTCGTGGACATGGGCTACATCTCCGAGGACGGCGTCACCAACAGCAACAGCCCGGACACCGAGAAGATCAAGGCGTGGGGCGGCCAGGTCGTGCTGATCGTCAGCACGGAGAAGCCGGACACCTTCAAGCTGACCTTCTTGGAGTCTCTCAACTCCAACGTGCTGGAGACCGTCTACGGCGCCGACAACGTCACCGTGTCCGGTAACGCCATCACCGTTCTGGCCAACGCCAGCGAGCTGGGCGAGTTTGTCTACGTGATCGACGTGGCCATGCGCGGCGGCGCCATGAAGCGCATCGTCATCCCCGACGGCGCTCTGAGCGAGCTGGGCGACATCGTCTACAAAGACGACGAGGCCATCGGCTACGAGGTCACCCTGGACTGCATGCCGGATGCTTCCGGCAATAGCCACTACGAGTACATCCAGACGGCCTGATCGGAAGGAGGACTAACGCATGATTAAGGGCACAACGTCCACCGGCTTTGCCTACGAGTACGACGAGACAAGGCTGGACGATATGCGCTTTGTCGATGTCCTCGCCGTGGTGGTCAATCCAGACGCCCCGCCCTTCGACAAGATCGCCGGGGCGTCTCAGCTTTTGACCATGCTGCTGGGGCCGGACATGAAAAAGGCCCTTTATGAGCACATCGGCCAAAACTACGGCGGCCGCGTGCCGCGTGCTGATCTCGAGAAGGCCCTGGAGGAGATCATGCAAAACAAGAAGGACGACGCAAAAAACTCCTGACCCTCGCCCTGATGGTGGCAACGGATGCGGACGCGCTCTACTGCGACATGGTAGAGACCTACCACATCCTGGACTACAGGGCGCTCCCCGCACGGCAGGCCGCACGGCTGGCCAGCGGACTCAGACCGTCCTCCCGTATCAAGATGGCGCTCTCCGGCGTCGTCGTCGATACGGAGACCATGCTGCTGGCCCTGATCGCGGACGCTGTCCGCGTTTTGGCCTGGCAGAATACACGGGACGGCATGGAGGGCAAAAACGCCCCCAAGTCTCTGGCGGCTCTGCTGGCCAACGGCGGAAAGGATGAGGCGGGGGTCGGCTTCGATTCTGTCGAGGACTTCGAGGCATGGAGGGCGTCCATGATAGGAGGCGATCTGCATGCCTGATCTGGGCAATGCATATGTGAATATCGTCCCCAAGGCGCCAGGCATCGAGGGCAAGATCGAAAATCTGCTGAACGACGGCGCCGCAGGGGGAACCGCAGCAGGCGAGAACATCGGCAAAAAGCTCCTGGGCGGCATATCCAAGCTGGGCGTCGGCGTGGCGGTCGGCAAGATCGTCAAGGATGCCTTTGAGGCCGGCGGCAATCTGGAGCAGAGCTTTGGCGGCCTGGACACCATCTACGGCGAGGCATCGGCTGCCGCCAAGGACTACGCCATGCAGGCCGCGCAGGCCGGCATCAGCGCCAACAACTACGCCGAGCAGGCTGTCAGCTTTGGCGCGTCTCTAAAGCAGGCCTTCGGCGGCGACACGGCTGCCGCTGCGGACGCGGCCAATACGGCCATCATGGACATGGCCGACAACGCCGCCAAGATGGGCACGCCGCTGGAGAACCTGCAGAACGCATACCAAGGCTTCGCAAAACAGAACTACACCATGCTGGACAACCTCAAGCTGGGCTACGGCGGCACCAAGACCGAGATGGAGCGGCTGCTGGCTGACGCCACGGCGCTGTCCGGCGTGGAGTATAACATCGACAACCTGGGCGACGTCTATGCGGCCATCCACGTGATCCAGGGCGAGCTGGGCCTCACCGGCGTGGCTGCCAACGAGGCCAAGACCACGCTCACCGGATCCATGAACGCCGTTAAGGCGTCCTGGGAGAACGTGATGGCGGCGCTAACCACCGGCGAGGGCCTGGACACCGCCATGGCGAATCTGACCGAGTCCGTGAGCAACTTCGCGGACAACGTGCTGCGCATGCTCAGCGAGCTGGGTCCGCAGCTTCCGGATCTGATCCTCGGCCTGGCGGATGTCGTCGTGGCCAACGCGCCGAGCTTCCTGGCGTCTGGCGTCGAGCTGATCACCCAGCTGGCCGTCGGTCTGATCCAGGGCATCCCCGGTCTGCTGTCGAGGCTGCCGGAGATCTTCGACGCGATCTTCGACGCTTTTGGCTCGATCGACTGGATGCAGCTCGGCCACGACATCGTCATGGGCATAATCGACGGCGTCTGGGCCATGGTCGGGGCTTTGTGGGAAACCATGAAGAACCTCGGGCGCAGAGCACTGCAGGCCGCCAAGGACGAGCTGCACGTCGGATCCCCGTCTCGCGTTTTCGCTGACGAGGTGGGCCGCTGGATCCCGGCGGGCCTTGCCGAGGGTATCGACGACAACCTGTCCCCGGTCGACGCTTCTGTGCGCCGGATGTCTCAGTCCTCGCTGGCCAGTCTGCGACCGGCTTCCGGTGCTGACGCCGGCGGCGGAGCTATGGGTCCCGGAATGATGGACCAGCTGATCGAGGCGCTGCGATCCATGAAGTACGACTTTTACATGGACGGCAAGCAGATCACCGACAGCGTGACCATCCGGCAGCGTAACGCCATGCGGAGCGGGGGTGTAGCATGACTGCAATTTGTAACGGCATCGACCTGGCCGATCTGATCGGCTACGGCTACACGATCGAGCAGGAGCCTCAGTACGGGGCGCAGATGACCGCCATCGACGGCACTGACTACTCGGTCAAGATCCGCGACAGATGGCATTTGACGGTGCCTTTTCTCGCTCTGACAAAAGACCAGCTTGCCGGAGTCCTGCAGCTTTTCCCGGACGCGGGTGCTTATGTCGAGTGGACCTTCTACGACGAGAAGCTGGGCGTGGATCGCACGATGCTGATGAAGTATCAGGCCCGCAAGGCGTCTCTCCTGGTCCACTACGTGGGCGGCGTGGAGTATTGGTCCGGCCTGTCGGTCGAACTGTGGGAGAGGTGAGCAGCTTATGCAAGACACCTCTCCTCTCTACCGCCAGATCCTGGCGGATCCAAACCATTATTTTGAGGTCTCCGTCGTCATCGGCGAGAGCGGCGACCTGGTGACCGAGCGCGGCGACACGATCCTTTTCGGCGGCACGGCCATTCTGGTGGCCAGATCCGGACCGGACTCCGGATTTTACGGCCGCCAGATCTTCTCGCTGAAAACGAGCTCCCAGATGTTTGGAAACGATCCGGAGATCGGGCGAGCTATCGCGCAGGAGATCGAGCTGCAGATGCTGCAGCCGTCTGGAGATCTGCCGCCTATGGCGCAGATCGTCCCGTATGTGCGGGCCTGCACGGACACCCAGCAGTCTGAGTGGCTGCAGCAGGGCGTCTTTTACATCGACACCCGCGAAACGACCGTGAGCTATGACGGCCTGCAGATCCTGACGCTGCACGGCTTCGACGCCATGCTGATGACCGAGCAGGAGTACGCAAGCACAAGCAT